TGCCATTTCTCTAGCTTTATCTATAACTTCTTTTTGTTTTGCATCAAGACCATTCTTAAAACCAGTAGCCATATCAGCACCCCAATTATATGCTTCATTATATGACGCAAGTGCATTTTTTATTCTGTCTTTCATTGCTCCTATAATTGAACTTGACCTTATTGATTGCTCAAGACCATTTGCATATCCGTTAGCTGTTGAATTCGCTAATTCTCTTGTTTTATTTGCATTATCAAAAGCACTTATGATAGATTTTTGTATCTTTGAAAATACATTGCTATTAGCAATGCTGTTAAAATTACTCTCAGTAGTATTTTTCATTATTTCTGTGCTTGATTGAACTGCTACTTGTGCTTTACCAAAAGAATTTTCTATATAACTACGTATATTGTTCGTTTTAGTTTCTGCAACTTGTTCTGTTGTTTCAAGGCTTCCAGTAGAAACTTTTTCAATTTTATTAAATACTCTTGAAAAATTATTTTCCATTAAGTTTAATGGTTCTGCTGTACTTTGCTGAGCTTGTGTAATTTTACTTGATATGCTACTATTCATTTTTTCCATGGTTTGATTTGTATTATTGTTAAGTTTTTCCATTCTTTTATCATACTCATCAGCCCATGTTACATGAGATATTTCATCTAAGTGTATACCTAAGTGGTCTCCAACTTTATTTATGCCTTTTATTATTTCGTTTAAACCATCTATACATCTATTTACTGCATCTTGTGAGCCACGTAAAATTGATACCCATAGTCTTTCAAAAATTTGAGTAGCACCTTCTTGTATTTCGTTGAATTTTTCTAAAATTGCTTCTTTTGCTGTATTAAATGGTTCGCTAAGGTCGTCCGCTATTTTCTTTGCTGCTTTTGCTATATGTGTATCTCCTAAGGCATCTAGTATTGGCTTTATAAAGTTTTCATATATAAATCCTCCTGCTCCACCTATTGCCTCTTTAAGTCCTTCCCATATAGCGTAGCCAACATCTCCACCGGCGTCTTCTATTCGCTCTGAAAAGTTTTGAATTACTTTTTCAACACTATCAATTAGCAACTCTACAATACCTGTAACGCCTCTTATTAACATAGCTGGATTATACATTGTTTTCATAAACATAGTTCCTACTTTTAATGCTATTTGAACCCAATCTATATTTTCTACAAATTTTATAATTGCGTCAAATATTGCACCAGTATCTAAGTTGTTCATAAAAGATAGTCCTGTGTCTAATGCGCCATTTATACCTTTATTTACAGTTTCTCCTAGTTTATCCCATTCTACAGTATTAAATAAGCCATTTATTGCTTCCGAAAGAGATTTTCCTAATTCACTAAACTTTATTGTATTTACAAAATTATATAAAAGTTCGATTATAGTATTTAAGCCTTCTCCAAATGTCTTTCCAATTAAGTTCCAATCGATTTCTGTTATGCCAATATTTAAAAACTCAGCTATATTTTTCCCAACATTTCCAGCGCCTTCTTTTATTTTATCCCAATCAATTCCAGCTAAAAGCTCATTGAATTTATGTGCCGCATCTCTTGCTTTTTCAAGAACATCACTAAATTTCTCGATTCTATCATCAACAAATGCAAACATATCGTATTCAGGTAATTCTATTCCAAGTGAGCCACCACCACCGATGCCTCCACTTCCAGAGCCACTTCCAGAACCTGAACCAGCATTAGAATTAATGTTATTTAATTCGTCAAAAGGCATAAGCATTTTATTTAACTTTTTAGCTGTTCCTTCTGCTGCTCCACCTACGTCATCTACATCGTCTGCAATGCCTTCAAGTCCACCGCCCACATTGTCTAAATCAGCTGTATAATTCTCTATCTTAAATCCAAAAAATGCTGCTATTGCCTGTGCTGCTTGTGTTAATGCTTTTGTAACCATTCTCATTATAGGAATTATCTTTTGAATTATTGGTATAAATATACTTCCAACTGCTCTTGCTAATGCTTTAAATTCATTTTGCAATACTCTTAATGCGTTTGCAGGAGACATTAATGTTCTTCCTAAGTCACCTTGCATTTTTTGAGTTGATTTCATAATTTGATAATAAATCAACTCTGTTTTTTGCGCTCTTGTCATAGTTTTTACTCTTTGCTCTATGCCTAAAGAATATGCTAATTCTTGCAAACTTGCTTGGTCTAACGCAATACCATATCTTCTTAAAGGTAATACTTGACCAGAAAATCCTGACATTAATTTCTTTTGAGCTGCTTCATAAGAAATGTTTGCAAATGAACTTAAATCTCCAGATAATTGTGCTAAGTTTTTACTCATAATAAGCGCTCTATCACTTGTTATTCCAAATCCTTCTGATAAGTTTTGGAACGAAGCTATTGCGTCCATCATATCTTTTGGATTTATTCCTAGTTCAAGTTCTCCTCTATTAACCAATTTCATTGCTTCATCAGCTAAATCTCCCATAGATGCTCTAAACAAGTTTACAGTTTCAATATAGTCCATCATTTCTTTTGAATATTTACTAGCTGTTTTTCCAGCTTTTACAAGTGCTGCACCAGTCGCAACTGCAAATCCCTTTAAAGCCATTCCTGCTTTTCCAGCGAAACTAGATATTGTACCAAATCCTGCTTTTAAACCATCAAATCCTTTGGTAGAACCTTTTAATTTGCCTAAACTATCATTAATTTTTTTAGTGTCATTTGCAGCTTTTTCGCTACCTTCGGTTTTAAACTTAATGCTTACGCTATATTCTTGTATATCTGCCACTTTTATTCCTCCTTTCTTTCGTTAAATTTCCCTTTCATGTTGTTTGCCCAATTTTGAAAGAATATTTGTGTTCTATACATATCTCGTTCTTTTTCTATCTCTTTTATTTTCTTATCCTGTTTTTCTTTTTCCTCAGTTGCATAAGGTCTTTCAGGATATGGTAGAGGCTTTGTTGCTTTAGAAAAGGCTCGTAGTACAGGAGAAACATCACATATTGCCTCATATACATACAAGCCTTGTTCCCAAGTTATCCATTTTGTTTTTTCAGCTTCTCTTTTTTCTTTTATTTCAAAAGCCTCCAAGTACATATTTGCTATGGTTGGGTCTCCATACCAAAACTGTTCATATGTCATTCCTATTGAAATGAAAAACGGACAACATTTATTTAATTTATTCGTCAGGAAGTATGGCTCTACTTTCTTAGGAATTTCTTTCCCTAAGACATCTTCCATTCGATGTTTTTTGAATTATCTTCTTCGTCGCTATCTCCAATTAAGATTGAATATGTTTCAATAAACATTTCAGATAGTGCTGCATTTAAGTCAGATTTGTTTTTTATGCTATCATAAATTTTTTCTATAGTTTCAACTTTTTCTTTTTTATGATTTTTATAAAAAGCACCTTGCCATAAAATGTCAACCATTGTTAGTGGTTTGCTCTCTATCTCACTTATGTTTAAGCCATTTCTTTCCATATATTTAACAGCGTCTCTGTTATATTCAAGTGTATAATCCACTCCGTCATAAGTTAATTCTATCTTTTTACTCATATTTCATTACTCCTTTTATTAGATTAAGCTGCTGGTTTTGCTTCCCACGCTGGTTCATTTGTAACAGTTATTGAGTTTTCAACTTCTAATACAGAGTTAACCCCCATTTCAGGCAATCCCATTGGTGTTGGTTGACCTGTAAAGAATAATCCTTCTGTTAAACCTGGTACATCAATATAGAACCATGTAGCTTTTTCAGATGCTCTTGCTGTTGCATCAGCTGTAACTAATGCTTCCCAAGCATCTTTTAACTCTTGTGACATATTAAATGTGAATCCTAAAGAACCACCTAAATCTTTTAATCCAGGTATATATGTCTTATATTCTGTTTCATTTAATGTAGTTGTCTCTAAGTTGTCTGGTGTTGGGTTCATTGATGGAATTCCTTTTACACCAACTAATTCAGTATATGCTGATTTTGCTGTTGGTCTTGTTCCTTTTGTTTCCTCTACTGCATAGTAAAGATGAACTCCTATTGTACTTAAATATGTAGCCATTTTACTTTCCTCCTTTTAAATTAATTTCTATATATTAAATTTGTATCTTTATCATATACGCACGTGTATCTAAGTGTCCCCATCATTATTGTCTGGTCACTTATATATGGAAGTATTGCTGGACTTCCTATCCTTTGCATATTATATCTTGGTATTTCCAAATAGTCGTCTATAATGCCAAGCATTTTTCTTACGCTATCTATTGCAATATAATCTTGCATATCCCTACTAAAAACATTTATCTGATAACCAAGCATTGTAGTTCTTTCACCTTGCGTTGTAGTTCTGCTTGTTACTTCGCTGTTTTGTATTTCTTCGATAGTAACTTTTGGATATTTGCCTTTTGGCAACTCTTTAAATTGTTCTTTTACTACAACTTTGTTAAATTCATCATCACGACTTGCAAATAACTCTTGCAACTCTGTTTCTAATTGATTTATTAAAGTTACCATTATTCAAACATCTCCTTCATACGTTTCATTGAAATTTCAGGTATTTCTTTTTGAACAGTTTGTCCTGCATTATAAACTTGCTTTTGTGCCGGAATACCCTGAGTATAATAGATTTCTCCATCAGCAGCTTTGTACGTCCAGTACAATGTACCTACTGGAATTCCAGTTTTCTCTGATACTTTTTCACTTGCTGGTCTAATTGTTTCACCGCTATTATATGGATTTAATGCAAACCTACCTTTTAATGGGTGTGGTTGCATTTGTCCTTCTGTACCAGTACCAAACTCACTATACCACGCTTGTGGACCTGCCATTGAAACTGTTTTTTCTTTATCAGTTCCGGTTTTTAAAAAATCCATTGTTTCTCCAGGTTGATATTCAGACCTTGAATAATTAGATTGTATTTCGCTTAACGCTAAATTTGCCAAATCTTCTATTATCCCAGTACTTGCCTTTTGCATTTTTGTTCCGATAGTATTCAAAAAATGTTCAAGTTTATCAGCTTCAACTGTTACCTTTACATTATCCGTCATACTCATCACCCTTCATTCTTAGTAAGTGACATGTATATTCATTCGAATATTTCTTTGGTTCACCATTGACATAGTAATCAGCCGTAGTGCAAGTCTTATCATATTCTTCTGGCGGTTCTACAAATACATAGCACCTATCTCCATTATGAATTTCCTTGCCAACAGATGGTCTCATATACACAATTAAAGTACTTGCATAATCTGGTCCTGCTTCTAACATCTCTGCCTGTGTTTTTGTTGATTCTATCGGTTGATAATTAAGCATCATTTTCACAGGTTCAGCAAATATCATTCGACCATCTACTTCTATCTTTTTACATAGATAAAGTTTTCTTTTATTTCGCTTTAAATTGTTCATTTCAAATCAACCCCTTTGGCTAAAGGTATTATCTTTCTTGTTAAAGACAATGGGTATTGTGATGAATTATCGTAGGTTCTGATTACTCCACCTTCTGAATGATAATTCTCTCCTTCAACTCCATATCTTGCTATTGCTGCTACTGCTAATTCTACAATTATTCCTGCGTATATTGGTTCAAATGGAATTTCCTCTGTTGGAGTAAAATGTCTGTCATTATAATACTCTAACAAAGCATTTGAAATTTCCAACTGTAATATTTCATCAGAATAATCGAACTCGTTTAAGTCTTCTGCAATTAGTCTTTTCCTTAATTTTTCAACTAAGGCTTGTACTCTTTCATCTGTTTCAAAGTCCATTTTACTCCTCCTTTTTAAATTGTATCCATTGCTATCTTTCTTTCGATTTTACGAAATTTTGCATAAGCATCTTTTAAAGATATTTCTACAATTTTTTCTTTGATTTCAGGTGTTAATTCTACAGTTTTCTTTGTAGGCTTAATATTATATCCACCTTCAATTTTTGTAATTTCAACTTCCACCATTTTGTTTGAAAAAGGTTTTACGTATATTTTTCCATTATATTGGTATAACATAACTATTCCTCCTTTTTAGCAGAAGTTCTTTTTCTAACTCCGTATTTTGTCCCTATTTTTTCTTCTTCGGTTGTTTCTTTTTCAGCTGTCTCTACTTTTGGTTCAGCTTCAACTTTAATCTCTGGTTTTAGAACTTTCTCTGTCACTTTTGTAACTTCTTTCTTCCCCTCAGAAACAGGAACATAACCAAGTTGTCTAAATTGCTCATCATATGTTTTATATGAACACTTTATTTTTTCTTTTCCTTTTACTATAGTTATCATAAACTACACCACCTTAATTGTTTGTTGGGTCAACGTCTAAGATAAATACTCCGTCAGCTTGTTCAAATGATGGTAATGCAACCATTGATACTTTTGTTTCAACGTTTACTGGATCTTCAATAGCAAATGTTGTAACTGCAATTCCATTATTTACTAATGAAACTTCTGCTTTTGTTGCTCCAGTCATTAAATCACTCTCTTCTGGTGTTATACCTAAGTGAGTTTCTCCTAAAGGTCCGTCTGGGAACATTACAAATACATCATCTGCAAAGTATGTTACAAAGTTTCCTGTTGCTTCATCTACATATCCTTCATCGTTTACGTAGATTGTTATTCCTGTTTCTTGCTCAATGTAACGTTTTACTTCTGCTGTTGTAATGTATATTCCACCATCTGTTAAAACATACATTCTCTTAGCAATAGCTGTGTTGTTTACTAATGATTCTAATAAGTTAGAATTACACATAGCTCTTGTTAATTTATATCCAGCATTTCTTGCAGCTTTCTTAGCATCTTCAATATCTTTTATGATATTTGCATTTCCATCTGACCAAGCATTTGAAACTGTTATTTTGTTACCTTCTGGCATACCATAATCATATGAATAGCTTTGTCCGTTGCTCTCTAATGAGATTGTTCCTGTTGTTAATAGTTGCATTCTCATTCTTTCGATTGTCTCAAATGCAGCTCTTATTAATTTGATTTGGTCATCAAATATTTTTGCTATCATTGTTCTTATGATTGCTTCATTATTTGTTTGAATTAATGTATTTAATTGTTGTCTTAGTTTTTCATCAATAACCATTGATTCTTTGAAGAATGGCATTTCTGTTTTGTATTTTTCAATACCTTGTCTATCTCTTCTGATTGATTTTGCATCATAAGCTGATAGTCTTAATCCAACTGGTTGCCCTTTAGCACCTTTTATCCAGTCAATTTCTACACCAATTTCTTTTTTATATGGGAATAATTGATCTCCAACTGTGTAGTTATTTAATTCTTTTTCAAGCCAATATGCTACCATATTTGCACTTGTTACTATATCAAATATTGTATTTGCCATAATTAAATCGCACTCCCTTCTACAAATATAATTCTAGGTAATGCAGTTACTACATCACTTGTTATTAATGCTTTTGTTGCAGCATCTAATTTTAACAAATCAACACAACCAGCTAAAATGATTGTTGCATTTTCAGCTCCTGCTGTTACATCAACATCGTGCATTAATATTGCTACTGCTGAGCTTCCGTTTGTTTTTGTGAATGCTGTTCCTCTCTTTGTGATATCTCCTGCTAGTGGTGTACCAGCTTTTAAAATTTTCTTTCCATCTGCGTCTGCATCTACACCAGTATTTGTTACTTGTGCGCCTAATGTTACCATGTAACTATTGTTTGCTATAAGTATGTGTTTTTCTGGTGCGCCAAATGTTTCTTTAACTATTTTATTAGCCATTTTTCTTCATTCCTTTCTTTATTTTAATTTCTTGCAAAAAAGTCTTTTGCTTCTGGTGCTTGATAATTTGTAGCTTTTGCTAATTCTTTTCCAAATGCACCTTTTTCTTCGCTGTTTCCAGCCCCAGAATTTCCATTTCCGTCTTTAAAAGAACCCATTTTCCCAAGTTTATTCTTGATTGCTTCTGATTTTCCAGCTTCATAAGCATTTGCTACGATTTGTGATACATATTTGCTTAATTTACTTGTCTTATCAGCGTCTTCAAATGATATTCCTGTTACAAATTCGTTAAAATCTGTATCATCATCTTTTATTCCAGCTTTTAGTTTAGCTTCTGCTAATGCACTTAATGCAGTCATTTTGCTTTGGTTAACTTTACTTTCAGCTAGTTGCTTTTGTAATTGCTCAACCATTTTTTGCATATCTGCATC